GTCGGTCATCTGTCGGCCCCAATAGGCCCTCGCCTCGGCGATCCGCCCTGATGTAACCTCTATATGGCCGAGGTCGTCTGGGACTACCGGCAGGTTCTCCACGAACCACTCCCAGTCGCCCGACTTTACGTGGGCCTCGCCATTGTGGGTGAACAGCGGCTTCAGCCAGATACCGTCGCTCATTGGGGTAATCGAGATCAGCCGGGCCTTGCGACAGCCCGGCAGTACGGCGAACATCCGTAGGTCGGCGTAGTAGCCGCGGTGGATCCGATCGCTCCTGCTGAGGCGGATCTCAGCGCTGACTACCCGGACCGCCTTGCCCGTGTACTTGTCGGTGAGGATCGTGTCGTTCATCGTCCTGTCTCCTTCTCTCTAAGGGTTTCTGAAACGGCTCGCGGAGGAATCGAACCTCCTCGGGCTATCATCCGCCGGTTACCTGCCGGCCGAGCCGAGTGCCCCGTTATCGGGGGCGGGGGTTTTTGCTGTTCTCGGGTTCGGCGTGATCCGCCCTCGGCTGGCCGGTCTACGCGGGGCTTTGGCTTTCGCATGGGCTTCGTCTTGCTTCCGCCCGCCTTTCCCGTCTCCTCTTCGATTGTCAACTTTTTTATCCTACATTAGAATTATAACGTGTATCGGCTAGAAGTAAAGGGGAAAATAGGATTTTCTTAAATCTTTTTACCTGTCTTGTAACTCCTTTGTTTCTAAGGACTTAGCCTTTCCAGCGTTCGATGTATCTTAGCACCTTCTTGCTCATCTCCGCCCGGTCACGCAGCTTGTCGAGACGCTCGCAGTCCACGCTGTCCCGCATGAGCAGGTCCACGACGAGGCACCGCCGCCGCTGGCCCATGCGCCAGATGCGGCCGATCGCCTGCTCGCGCACGGCCGCCCCGCCCATGCCCGGGCCATAGAAGATGACCGTCGCCGCCTCCTGGAGGTTCAGGCCCTCCCCGCCCGAGCGCGGGTGCGCTACGAGCACGCGGCAGGTCGGGTCGGTCCTGAACTCCTCTAGGCCCGTCCGCCGGTTCTCCTCGCTGATCTCTCCCCGCAGGCTCGCGGTGTCGATGCCGGAGTACGCCAGCCACTCACCGATGATCCGACCCTCCTCGACGTAGTGGTGGAACACGATGATCTTGCCGGGCACCTCGCGTACCAGCTCGACCAGGGCGTCCAGCTTCGGGTTCTTCTCGAAATGGTGTGGCACGCCGTCGTCCAGCAGCATCGTCCCGCCGGCGATCTGCGCCAGCTTGTTCCCCCGCCGCATCGCGTCCTGTGGCGACAGCCCGCCCTCGGCTAGCTCGATCCTCGCGCCGTCGATAACTTGTTTAGTGAACTTGCGCTGCTCGGCTGTCATGTCGTAGTATCGCTCCTCGTACACGATCTCCGGCATGTCGCAGCACTCTTCCCGCGAGAACGAGATCGTGACGGGCGCCACGCGGTCCACGATCCGCTTGTACTCGCCCGGCCTGATCCACCACTTGCCCCAATGGTCCTGCTCGAAGTGCTTCTCTAGGAACTTCCTCCGCGACGCCCCCAGCGTCCGCCCGCCGTCCAGCACGAGGTACTGACTGTGCACGTCGGCCTCGCTGGTCAGGATCGGCGAGCCCGTCATGATGACGACGTTCTCCGCGTACTCGCTCAGCTTCGCCGCCGCCTTAGTCTGCAACGCATCGGGTGACTTGAGGTGGTGGCTCTCGTCCAGGATGATACCATCGTACCCGGCGTCGCGCATCGTCTTGCGCGCCATGTGCCATTCCGCCTTGGCCCACTTCCCGTCCACCAGCTTCCTCTTGATCCGTTTCCCGAACAATGTCAGCAGGCCCTCGTAGTTGACGACGTGGATCGCGGCGTCGTCCCCTATCAGTGCCCGACGCTCCGCCGCCATACCCCGCAGGATCGTGAAGGTCTTCTTGGTGTGCTCCGGAATCTGCTGCTCCCACGTCTCCAGCACGCTGTTCGGGCAGACGACGAGCAGCTTCTCAGTGTCCCACAACTGGTGGAGGTACAGGGCCGTCAAAGTCTTGCCCGTCCCGATGTCGTGCCACAGGCACAGCCGCCTCCTATCCTTCGCCAGCGCCCAGATCAGCGTGACCTTCTGGTGCAGCCGCGGCTCCGTCCCGAAGTCGTGGAGGTGCTGCCAGAGGATGTAGTCGGCGTCGGTGGCCGTGATCGCCTTGAAGTCAGTCATCGTCGTGCCTCCCGTCCGGGTCGCCCATCGATTCTATACCTTTCTGTTCAGTATAATCTTTTACCTGTTGATCTTTTTCACTACCAATCCAGCTGCGTAGGCAGAACTGGCCGATGTCGAAGCACAGTGAGAACGAGCAGAATACGTCCTGCACGCCGTCGCGGTTGGCGATCACACTTAGACCTGCAACTCCTTTTTTTACGTCATCATCTTCGCGGCCGATAGCGAGCATGAGGTCCACGTTACCCACCTTGCGGATGTCCTCGGCAACGTCCTTCGGGCTGACGTGCCGCTTCTTCAGGGCCTCCCTACGCACCTGGCTCACCGTCGCCACCAGGATGTTCCTTTCGTCGGCTAAGCCCTTCGCCCAGATATATGCATCGTTGAGCTGGTGCCTTAGCTCCGTCCGGAACCCGCTCAGGTCCATGATATCTAGATAGTCGATGATAAGCACGTCCGGCACGAACCCCTCGTGCGCCTCCAGGTAGTTGAGGAACCGGATGATCTCGGCCGGTTTGCACTGGCCCATCGGGTACTTCTTGATCCTGAGCCGCCCACCGAATCGGGTGACCCGACGCCTCGCCTTCAGGATGACCCCCGTATCGTACACGGATCTAATTTTGTAATTTTGTTTTTTTACAGCATCATATTTGTTATTGAATCCAACTACGTGAATAGTTTCCCCTACCCGCTTGGTGCCCCGCTTGGAGAGCATCATGTCGTAACGCGTCTCCATGATCCGCTGCGACACCTCCATGCTAACGTGCAGGACGGATAGGCCACGGAACAGGGCCGCCACCGCCAGGTGCATCAGGCTCCACGTCTTGCCCCCCTTGTAGCCGCCCAGCGTTACCAGCAGTTGCCCGCGGTCGTACCCGCCGATCAACTTGTTCAACGCCCGGATGCCGGTGCCCATCAGGTGGTCGTTCGCCTGGTACTGCCCCACGTGCGACAGGTCCCGCAGGTAGTCCAGCCCCGCGTCCTCCTCCGGTATGCCGGACTGGAGGGCGGCGTACAGCACGTTGTCGGCCTCCTCCAGCTTGTCCTCCTCCACGAGGTCGGCCGCCTTTACCAATGCGATCTCCCGCTCGCGGCGCTTGACGAAGTCGCCGACGCGGCGGAGGATGTACTCCCTGTTCGGCGCGCCCATGTCCAGCAACTTGCGGACGTACTGCGCGTACTCCTGCCGCTCGTCCTCCGGGCGGTCCTGGATCTCCCTTACAAGCTCATCGTAGAAGTGGTCCTTCGGGGCCTCGCCGAACTGCTCGAAGTAGTCGAAGCACAACCTGGCCACGGTGGAGGTGATGCGGCTGGTGAGGAACTTCGGATCGACACGGCCCGCGACGAGCTTGATGAAGCCGTCGTCGGTGATCGCCAGGCGCAGCAGGCCGTCCTGTAGGTGCTGGTTCAGCTTGACAGGCATGTCACGTCCAATGGATCTCCAGCGCCCGCGTCTCCCCCGCCCCGAGGGAGTCTGGGTCCTCGCCCTCGGGCATCCGCACCACGCCCGTCCTCATTATAGGCCCGAGGTCTCTCGCTGCCGCCCTCGCGGCGTCGTACGCGTCCCAGTCCCAGCAGACCACCAGCTCGTCGATCCCGTCGTCGGTGACGAGTAGCTTCCGCTGCCTGGCCGTGATATGCTTGGAGAACGACGCCACGGCATTATGGCCCATCCGCCAGCAGTCGTACACGCCCTCGACGAGGTAGACCCGCCTCGGCTCCTCCACGTGGGTCGTCCAGTACAGGTTGTCCATCACCTCCCCGCCGGTCAGGTACTTCGCCTTCGCCCGGCCCGTCACGTCGCGGCCCTGCCAGCCTATCGTCCTGCCGTACTCGTCCGGCACGGGCACCACCAGCCGCATGGCATACTGGCCCGCCACGCCGGTGTATCCGGCCCCGTAGTCGATGCAGGTATCCACGGAGATGTTCCTCCGCTCCAGGAACCGCCGCAACGGGGCCTCCTGGCGGACCAGCTCCCGCGTGACCGCCCGGCACTTCGGCATGGATAACGGCTTGGGCTTCCTGGCCGTTTCGTCCTTCGACCCGTCGAGGTGCTGGCGTACGAGGTCGCCCACCGTCAGGGACCCGGAGACCGGCAGGGCCTCCCCCTTGACGAGGGCCTTATATTCCGTCCACGACATGCCGACGATGTGGCGGAGGATGTCGTACAGCGAGCCCGTCCTATGGCAGCGGAAGCAATGAAATTTTAGGCTCTTCTCGAATACTCCGCAACGAAACCCGCTGTCCCGGCGGCCGGACGCGCGGCCCACGCAGAACGGGCAGTTGATGTTGGTGGCGCTACGTTCGTCCTTGTGGGCGATCGAGAACGCCTGTAGGAGTTGCTTCAGCCGTTGGCGTGTCAAACAACGATCTCCTTTGCGTCTGCTCTATCCTATTATACGGCGGCAGGCCGGAGCCAGGGCACTTTCGCCTGAGCGGGCCGTGCCGCCATGTTCGGCCGGTCTTCGTAACTGCGATGATCCGTTTACATCTGGAGCATCGCCCGCAACCATACTTGAAATGTCTCATCTTCTTGGCTTACCCGTTATGGTCCTACCTCTATCGGGTTCTCCGGGGGCCGGCCGGCGAGGACGTTCGCGCAGTCCTTGGCCGCGCCAAGCTCCATGAGGAACCTGCTCTGCCTGGCGGATGCGCCTATGTGGGCGGTGAGGACGACGTTGGGATACTTAATGAGCGGCCCGGTGTAGGGTTCATTTTCAAACACGTCCGCACCGTACCCCGCGAGCCTGTCGCCAAGATGCGACAATACTCCGTACTCATCTACAATTGGCCCACGTGAGGTATTAACGAGGAAACTGCATCTTGGCATGCTATGGATCTCGTCGAACCCGACCAGATACCTAGTTGTCGGGTTGAGCGGAACATGGACTGTCACCACGTCGCATCTTCGGAACAGCTCCCCTTTGTTCACGTACTCCACCGATTCGTCCTTCGGGTCGATGTCACAACCGAGCATCCTAGCCCCGAATGGGCGGAGCAGGCGTAGTACCCGCGAGCCGATCCGGCCGACGCCAAGGATGCCTACGGTGTGCTCGCTCAGTAGCGTGCCGATATGACGATCCCAGTTGCCGGCGAGGATGGAATCGTTCGACCACGTGATACCGCGGATCAGCGATAGGATAAGTCCGACCGTCAATTCCGCTACGCCGTCCGCCGGGGCCTCCGGCGTGTATGTGGCCACGATGTCGAGGTCGCGGCACGCCTCCAGGTCCACGTTGTCGAAGCCCACGCCGACGCGGCATATCGCCTTGAGGTCTGGGCATTCGCTCAGCACCTCCCGCGTGTAAGGCTCTGTGCCCGCGATCACGGCGTCCGCGTCCACGATCAGGCCGCGCACCTCGTCCGGCTTTAGCCGGCGCTCGTGCGGGTTCATGCGGACCTCCGCCCCCGTAGCGTTCAGGACTAGTAATGGTTCCTCACCGCACTGGCCGAATGGATAGGTATTGACCTGGACGATCTGCTCAACCACCTTGACGCCTCTTGTACATCATCTCGCAGAAGTCGAAGTCCTCCGGCCAGTCGATGTCCCACCCGGTTAATCGGTCGAGGTGATAGAAGTACGGCCCCTTACCGACGAGCGATCCCCACTTCTCCATGTTCGCCCTAGACAGGACGGAGAATGCGAGGTTGAACGCGTAAACGTCCGTCAGGTCCTGCGACCGGCCCCACGGCGAGCGCTTGAAGTTGAGCGGTTTGCCCTTGTGGAACAGATACTCTTGTACAGGGCTCATGCTCAGGACGCAGTCGTATGCCTTGTCGAAGGCGAGGTAGGTCTGGATCGCTGCCCGATAGACCCCCGTATCCACCAGCGGGTTCGTCACCTGTACCCAGATAATGTCCCGTGACATCATAGGAAAAGAATAAGTTATTCCTCCACTTTTTGCTAGATATGAGTATACCATACTCATTGGTATTGTGTTGGAACAGAATTCGTCCGGTCTCTTATGTCCTACTACACAGCCGGGTCTTTTCGATACCCGCTCTAGCGCTTCTTCGGAGTCCGTCGAAACTACAATCCCGTTTAACGTCCCGTCTCCTACAAGCGGTAGAAGCTGATCTAATTTTAGATCAAGCAATGTGGTATCGGCGAACGGGCGGAAGTTCTTGTTGGGGACGCGCGTCGATTCCTTCTTGACCGCGATCAGCGCCGTTAGACTTTTCATAGCTGGCCTCCCGTAACGTCGATGATGGCGCCGTTGATGTACGACGCCGCGTTGGTGGCGAGGAACAGGATCACGCGGGCCTGCTCTACCGGTTCCGCCACGCGGCCGAGCGGTATCCTATCGACGATCTTCTTCAGTCCACCGTCTACGAGGAACGGCTGGAGCATGTCGGTGTTGGTCTGGCCCGGGCAGATACAGTTCGTGTTGATCCCGAACGGGCCAAGCTCCACCGCGAGTTGCCTCGTGAGCGCGATCACGCCCGCCTTGCTGACGGAGTAATGCGCCCCGCAGAGTCTGCTGCATGTCCGGCCCGCGATGGACGAGACGTTGACGATGCGGCCCCAGCCGGGCCTATACATATCGCGGGATGCCAATTGGGAGAACAGGAAGAAGCTCGTCAGGTTCGTTGCCAGGACCCTGTCCCACTCCTCGATGGTGATCCCTTGAATCGCGCCGGTTTTACCAACGACGCCGACGCAGTTAACGAGGATACTTACGGGGCCGAACGCCTTCTTCACGCGTTGGTATGCCTTACCGACGCCTTCTGGCGTGGACAGGTCTTGACACGTCCCATACATTGGGAGCTTACTGCCCTCGGTAATCAGGGATATAGCTCGGTGTACCGTGTCCTTATGCCTGCCTACGAT